CGGAGAAGATTATTTTTACCTTTCTAATGATCTTGATCCAGATTTAAGAGACCAATTTCAAACAATTATTCGAGAATGTCATAATGACGAACTTCCGAATGATTGGAGATATTCAACAATTAAAAGACTTTGTTCTAATTGTTTAGAATATGATCTTGATGATTATGTAAACCAACTTGATCAAATTTTAGATAATTACATTTTTGAAATTGTTGATGGAATTGTAGACATTTCTACCTCTGGTTTGTTCCACTGGCTTGCAGATATTCCAAGTCGTTCAGAATTTTCTGATGGTCCCTATGGTGAGGATTTAGAGCTCTCAAAAATGGCAGCTCAAAGACAGTATGAAGAGATTCATTTTATCGCTCATACTTTGCTCAATTCTCTGAATGATCAATTTGTTTAATTTTGATTTTTGCATTTAATGGGCCTTGATTTTCTTGGTCCATTTTTTCTTTTTTGGCTTTGATCGTAATTTTTTAATTTACTTTTCGGCCTTTAATGCTCAATTGGGTTTTCTCTTTTTAACCTGTATCAGCTCTTAAACGTTCATTCTCTGGCTCGTCTTTTGCTGATTGGCTCGATTAACTTTTAAAATTTAAAGAAGTTACTACAATACTACATGATAATTTTTGAAAATAGAGTTAATCTAGATAATTTTTTATGTTAAGTTTTATAACTTTTGTAGTATCTAATTGTAGTACTTTAGAAAATATAGACTAGAATACAAATTAAGGAGACAAATTTTTTCAACTCCTTACCAAATAAAATGAACACTTCATTCCCAAGACTTTCTACCTTGTCCAAAGATGATGCAAATTATGTGAAGGCAAAGAGATTGAATAAGGATGTGTTACTTGCTCAGATCTACCAGCTACAAGCAGAGAGAGATCAACTAAACGGCCAGGCAGCGATGCTGGAGCACGAAGTAAAATCTAAATCTCTTCAAGATTGGTCAGATGTTTTAAATAGAGCAAACCAACTCGCAACAGAAAGAGGAAAAGCAGACTGTAGAGAAACTTGGAGCGATCTAAAAAAAGTTGCTTCAGCTATTTCTTTTAAAATCAGAACTGTTTGAAAAAATTCTAAAATTTTTAAATCTCCCCAAGTGGGAGATTTTTTTTTGTCTAGTTTTTTTTTTTTTTTTTTTTTTTTTTTTTTTTTTTTTTTTTTTTTTTTTTTTTTGAGGTAGGGGAGTGGTAGCAAAATAGTACAACTGTATCAGTGTACCCCGTAACCTACTGATTAATCCAAAAATAAGACCTTATGTACTACATACTTATACTACACTAATGACTTGTCCTTGTCAATAATCATCGCAACTAATTTCTTCTTAGATAGGTGAGTCCTAGTTCCCGCAAGCCCTTGCAACTGCCTACAACTTAAATGTAGTAACAAATTGTAGTATCCCTGTCGTGGTTCAGGAGAACGATAAACAAAGAAACCACCCACCCAATCCAATAACCCCTTCACTCGACTGGCTTCGCTTCAACACGAATCGCAAGCTCTGGAGCGTTAATATTTACAGTCTCCACACTTTCCCCAACAACTTTCCCAAGAGAATCCAAAATCTGAGCCGCAGTCTGAAGCTGCCCCTTCCTCACAGCCTTCTCAAACAACTTAACCCTCATACTCTGCAACCTCGCAATCATATTCTCCCTATCCTTCTGCCAATCCTCATCATTCCACGCATTAACCTGCCTCCAATCAAACCAAGCCGTCTGCTCACAAACCCCCTCCTTCGCAGCATGATCTAAAACCAACTGCCTCACAGTTAACCCCTCCAACTGCCTCTTATAAAGTCGATGCTGCCTAGCCTTCACAACTAATGCCGCAGACCTCCCAGGGTTTTTCTTCTTTTTAACAACTTCCGAATCCCCTGGAACGAGCGCACCACCGATGCCCCCTAAAATAGCTTCAGCCACAGACAGAAACACATACTACTAAAACGATAATAACCTCCAAAATGATAAATAGTCGATAAACACGGGGGTAAAGGTACAAAAAATGATTACTATGTAGTACATGACCGTAAAAACAAAACCCCTATCTTTACGTTGGGCACAGGGCCAAGTCTTCAATAATAAAAAACGCTTCCGTGTCTTAGTAGCAGGAAGACGCTTCGGAAAATCGTATCTCTCCTGCATCGAACTCCTCAATGCAGCCATCGCAAGACCAGGCGAAACCTACTTTTACTGCGCTCCCACCTACCGCATGGCAAAAGACATTGCCTGGAAGGAAATGAAAAAACTTGTTCCTAGAGAATGGGTCAAGTCTAAGAATGAGACTGATCTAAAGATTGAACTCATCAACGATTCGATGATCGAACTAAAAGGAACCGAAAACGCTATGGCCCTCCGTGGTCGAAGCCTCGCAGGTGTAGTACTTGACGAAGCCGCCTTCATGGATTCCGAGGTTTGGTTCCAAGTCATCCGACCCGCCCTAGCTGACAAACAAGGATGGGCACTATTCATTTCCACACCCGATGGAACGGCAAGCTGGTTTTATGATTTATGGTGTTACGTCCCAGATGACCCCACAGGCGAGTGGACTCGTTGGAGTTATACTACAATAGACGGGGGAAACGTCCCAAAAGAAGAGGTCGAAGCAGCAAGAGCACAACTAGATGCCCGAACATTCAAACAAGAATTTGAGGCAAGTTTTGAGAATCTCACGGGTCTCGTTGCAGTCTCATTCTCCGATGAAAACATTTCTGTAAAAGCAAAAGACATATCTATCGCCCCTTTACTTTTAGGTGTTGACTTCAACGTTGACCCAATGTCAGGAATATGTGCTGTTAAAGACGGGGATAACTTGTATGTTTTTGACGAAATCATGCTCACAGGTGGGGCAACCACATGGGACTTTGCAGAAGAAGTCACTCGCAGATACGGGGTGGACAGAAGAGTAATAGCATGTCCTGACCCAACAGGAGGAGCGAGGAAAACTGCTGGAATTGGTGCGACTGATCATAGTATTTTACGAAGAAGTGGGTTTAACGTGTCTTCCCCTAAAGCCCCTTGGAAAATTCGAGATAAAATAACCTCCGTCAACACAGCTCTATTCGATGCAACTGGAGCTCGAAGAACATTTATTCATCCACGCTGCAAAGAACTAATAAAATCTCTCAGAACATTGACGTATGCACCAAACACGGGACTACCTAATAAAAACCTTGGTGTTGATCACGCTTTTGATGCTTTCGGTTATTTATGTTTACAACAGTTCAATTTGGCAAAACCTGAGACTTTAGGGCAGACTGGTTACAGAATTTACTAGGGGAAAATGAAAAAGTCTGCTGGAACAAAGAGATGTGAGGGATATTTAGCTAAAGTAAAAGGGAATAAGAAGTCAAAAAAGACTTCTACTAAAAAATCCAAAGGAAAGTAACCATGTCACTTACTGAAGAACAGTTAGATGCAGTTGAAGCAGTGAAGGGGAAGAGAAATCCTGCTTTATGGGATCCTAGATGTGAGCAATATATGGCTAATAAATCAAAATCTTCTGGAAAAAGTGCTGTAAAAGTAGACAGTACAAGTTAGACTACGTTAAATAGTCTATTTCAGTTTAACCCATGGCTTTCTTTCGTGGCGAAGAAGGTTCCGTTAAGTTCAAAAATTCATCAGGAACTACGGAAGCAATCGTCTCTACAACAGGATGGAGTCTTAGTGTTTCCAAGGACACTTTAGATTGCACTGCTCATGGAGCTACTTCTCGTAGTTACGTTGGTTCTTTAATCTCTGGCACTGGCTCTGTTGATTTTTTATATACAGCAGAATCAGGTAATGAAACTGCAAACTTACTTTCTGATGTTTTAGTAACAGAGGATGCAGGGGATGCTCAATTTGAGTTGTTTTTAGACACTTCAGGTGCTAAGAAGATGAGCTTTAGTGGGATTGTTACAAGTGCTGATTTTGGTACTGCTATAGGCGATCTTCAGTCTGTATCTGTAAGTTTCCAAACATCTGGAGCAATTACTTCTGCTGCTTAAACTAGGGCCATTTATTAAAAGGAAAGATTTGTGACGTACTCCGTTCCTGGCCCAATTCGTACCAATATTACAAGTTCCACCAGTGTAGGTGGTTCTGATAGTCCATTTACTCGCAC